TGAAGGTATGACCGAAAAATATATCAATCAAAAAGGAACTGGAATATCTAATGAAGTCGTTGACCATATTGTAAATAAGATAACTAATGATAAAGCCGAATATGAAAAACGTGTTCAGGAGAGGCAGAGTAAAGTTAAAAAAACTGTCGGTCAAAAAATTCAAGAAAATGCACAAAAACTTTGGTGGAGGCCATAAATGAGATACAACAAAAAACATTCAGGTCGTAAAAGTTCACGTTTTAAGTCTCGTAGAATAAAACGCTACGGTTCATCCCGTGGAGGTATAAGGCTGTGATATGCAGTGTCTTAAACCAATTACTCTATTTCATGTCGGGAAAGTATTTTATCCCGACGGGTTGGTTGTTCCCTGTGGAAAGTGTTTCGGTTGCCGTATAAAAAAACGTGAGGAGTGGTCGTTACGTATGTTGCATGAATTACCATATCACAAAAAATCTGTATTTCTGACATTAACTTATTCCGATGAAAATTTACCGGATGCGATGTCACTTCAAAAACGGGATCTACAGAATTTTTTTAAACGCATACGCAAAAATTATTCAACACCGATTAAATATTTTGCGTGTGGTGAATATGGTGATTACACAATACGTCCACATTATCATGCTATAGTATTCGGCCTTGGTCTTAATCCCACTGATAAAGAACTGGTCAAATCGTGTTGGAAAAATTGCGATTGGTCAGTTCGCAGTATAGCGAAAAACAGTTTCGGATTGGTTGAAGCTGATTCTATACGTTATGTATCTCAATATATTGATAAGAAATTATCAGGTGAGGAGGCAAGAGACTTTTACGGGGATCGTTCCCCGGTCTTTTGTTTACAGTCAAAAGGATTAGGGCGCCGATATGCAGAGGACAACAAACAACAAATTATTAATAATGGGTATTTAACCCATAATGGTTCTAAAAACTCAATACCTCGATATTATATAAATAGACTTGGTATAGATACTGAACCCTTAAAATCCATTGCTAAAGATAAGCAATGTGATAACGTCGAAAAAACAACCGGCATTTATATCAGTCCTGAGGAACTATATGCCTTTGCAACGAGTGAGGAAAATTTATTGTATATCACAAGTGAAAAGGATAAACGTGAACAAATCGGACTGAATCTTAATGCCAAATCAAAGTTGTTTAGACGTGACATAAACCCTGATCAGCATAGCTGATCTGGGTCAACAAGCGCTGGTAGCGCGCGTTAGTAAAAGTATTTGACTTTCTAAAATAAAAATGAGAGGTTTGTCGTATGATATTCAATCTTTATAGCATTAAAGATGTCGTTGCCGATGAATTCGGTCCTGTCTTCCAGTCTGTTAATGATGGCGTCGCTGTCCGTTCTGCTGTAAATGTATTAAAATCAGCGGAAAATCCCGCTGATTATGAGCTTTACCGGATTGGTGCTTTTAATTCTGATACCGGAGCACTTGCGCCGGAACACGCTGAGAGGATAAATTTTATACTTTCTCCTGATCGTAAAATAGCTGTTCTGGAGGGTGGTAATGAGTAAACAATTTAATCATGTAGGATCGTTAAATCCTGGTCGGTCTGTTTTTGATCTGTCTTATGCAAAAACTTTTACTGCTGATATGGGACAGCTTATTCCGGTGCTGTGTGACGAAATGGTACCCGGTGATTTCTTTGAAGTAGGTAATGAAGCAGTGATTCGATTTCAGCCTCTTGTTGCTCCGGTGCTCCATGAAGTTAACCTGTACTACCATATTTTTTTCATACCTTATCGTTTGTTATGGGATGACTGGGAGGATTTTATTACCGGAGGTGTCAATGGCGATGATGCCTCTATAATCCCTACTTGGGAACCAACTAACACTGCGGAATCCTCTCTCTGGGATTACATGGGCTTCCCAACGGGTGTTGACCCTGACGGTGCATATCCAATAGATTTTCCCCGTAGAGCTTACAATCTGGTATATAATGAGTTTTACCGGGATGAAACTCTTATTACAGAAGTCGCTTTGACAAACGAAATGATTTTAAATCGTTGTTGGGAAAAAGACTATTTCGGATCGGCTCTCCCTTGGCAACAACGTGGAACTGCACCGGCATTGCCTATTTCTGGTATGTCATCTGCGGTATGGACCTCTGCAGATTTTACAAATCACGCTGTAGATGCTGCAGTATCGTTTCAAGGTACTGGCGCAAATCCAGTTATGTATGTTGGAACCGCAAATGGTGCAACAAATGCGTTAAATATGTTTAATTCCAATGTCGTTGACCTCAGTTCAGCTACTACATTTGACATTTCTGATCTTCGTCTGGCATTCCAGATACAAAAATGGATGGAACGAAATGCACGTGCCGGCGCACGTTATGTTGAATTTCTTGGCGCACATTTCGGCGTTGCTCCCAGAGATGATCGCTTACAGCGCCCGGAATATATCGGCGGATCAAAAAGTCCGATTATTTTCAGTGAAGTTCTTCAAACAAGTTCAACGGATGCCACTACACCGCAAGGTAACTTGGCAGGTCATGGCCTCACTGTATCTACTGCTTTTTGTGGCAAGTATCACGCTAAAGAATTCGGTCTTATGCTTGGCATAATGTCTGTTATGCCAAAACCTTATTACAGTCAGGGTATTAACAAGCAGTGGTTACGCAAAACAAAATATGACTTTTATTTTCCGGAGTTTGCAAACCTGTCTGAGCAGGAAATTATTAACGCTGAGATTTATGCAACGGGTGTATCTGCTGACAACCTTGATCTTTTCGGCTATCAAGGTAGATATGATGAGATGCGAGTTAAACAGAATTTATTTTGCGGTGAGATGCGTTCAACTTATGATTACTGGCATTTGGGACGTCAGTTTACATCCATCCCGGATCTTAATTCTAGTTTTGTAACCTGTACACCGAGAAAGGACATATATGCTGTACCTACAGAACCCGGACTTATTGTAAGTTTCGGAAATCGTATAAAAGCAGTCCGTCCTATGCCCATTATGGCTGAACCCGGACTGATAGATCATAATTAGGAGTGAACACATGTTATTTGCAACAAAGTACAATCGACAACGTATCCCGGTTGAATTCAATTCCGGGGAGGACCTCTGTGAACGTGCCGGATATATACCGGCACAAACAAGGATTGAAAATTTAATTCTTGCAGGGCGTCGCCTTGTCCAGGCACGTCAGGAAATGTATGATTTTCCGGACGGTAAAGTTGACCCGGATTTTATAGATCCTACTCGCTCGCCTGGCTTCGATATGGCGGATGCTACTGCACTAACACAGAGGTTAACATCAAAACAGTTACAAGCAAAAATTCTTAAAGAACAGGCTGAACAAAAGGTCAAGGATGATGCTCTCAAAGCCTCTCAGACTTCTCAGGATGCCTCAGATAAGGCTTAAAACTATCTACCGGGGGGGTAATACCCCTCGGTTAATATTATGCGCTATATGTTTCTCTTGATGTGAATATAGCGCATTGACACCAAAGGGGTCAAAAGTATGAAATTAACCACTAAACAGGATTATAAACTTAAAACCATTCTTTCAGACATATGTATTCTTGAAAGGGAGGTTTACGGAGAAGACATTCGACTTTGTGAGTCTGAATTTACTCCCGTCATATCGTCGTTAATGATTATTAGAAAAAATCAGGAGTTCTAAAATGTTTGGAATTGATGATATAGCAATTGCCGGATTAGCTCTCGGAGGTATTACCTCTGTCGCAAATTTCGGCCTCAATTTGGCCGGATATAATTACAACAAAAATCTTCAAAACGAAATGTTTGGCCGTGAAGATACTTCTATTCGTCGGCGTGTCCATGATCTCAAGGCAGCTGGGCTTTCTCCAGTCTTGGCTGCCGGTCAAGGTGCATCTGCCGGCCCTATAGTTTCCATCCATCCCCCTCAAGTTGAGGGACTTTCAGAAACAGCATTAACTTATGCTAATATGATTAGCATGCAAAAAGATTTCGCTGTAAAAGATCAAACGCTTAAAAATCTTCAATCGCAAAAAAATTTAACTGATATTCAAACTGCAATAAAATCTTGGGATTATTCCAAATATG